GCTATAGGAATTCATCATACCCATCATCTTCTAATACGTTGTAGGTGTATTCTGTCACTTCGTTTATGGCTTTCGCTTCAGGAACAACCATATATTGGTCAGAACGGATTGTTCTGCCAAGGTTAGCTTGGTTGGCAACCAGCTCGATAAATCGCTTGGCGTACATTAAAGGCATATTACTTGTAACCGACCATCCACCTAAGGCGCGGAGTTGCTCTACGGCAGCATCAAGCTCTCCATTCATCCTTGCTCTAATGCCAAAGTCTTTTGCCATCATCACTGACTCCTTTAGGAGTGCGTTATAGATGTACTCAAGCGTTATATAAGCCCAAGTATGACGCCCAACGTGTGGAGTTAGGGTCACCATGTAGTCGATGTACTTATTCTTCACGGTACGGTAGTAGGGGTGAAGTTTGATAAAAGTCGGATCTACCTTTTTCTTATAAAAAGTCCTGATTGCATCGTAAGTTAACGGAGTTAACTTACCTGTTCCTTTGATAAACAGGATGCCATGGTCATCAAAGCCTTTTTCAATGAATAGCGGATCACGGAAACTCTCGATATAAATCGAAATCATCGTGTAGTCATCTTCAGTCAGTTCAATTCGCCGCTGAGAATGCAAGGTCTTCAGTGAAGGCGGCCTTTTCCTAGGGTCATCAACGTTATCAGGCAAGTTTTGCACGACCATGATGTAATGAATGTTGCCCCGTGAATCAGGCAACGATGGCCCAATGCAATCCTTCGTCAATAACTGTGTTTCACCAACACGCAAACCGTAGTTGTACATCAGCCTGTGAATGATGTAATTGCGGTATTGCTCGAACCCTTCTTTAAATGGATTCTGTGGGTTAATTACAGCCTCATAAACTTCCCCTGTATCCACGTCGGTGAACTCAGGAGTGGAGGGGAGAAGCATGTTGTTCAGCTCAATATTCTGACTATCAGTAATACTCTTATATCGACTGGCTGGCTCTTCCTTCGACACTTCAACCTTATTGAAGACCTTTATCTTGTCTTTAAGGTTTAGGCGATTCGCCTCGTGGATCTTATGGGCTTCACTTGGCGACATATCCTGAAAACGGACATTCATATACCGATAGTTGAGGTATTTAAAATACTTCCCAATACTTCTTACATGACCGCCATAGGTGATCTTATTGTTCTTGGAGATTGCTGAGTGCAAGAACCCAAGCCCAAGGATATCTTTCTCGTTGTTGAGGTGCTGCTTGCCAAGCAGGTAGTTGAAGAAGCCATCTAGCTCATCAATAAAATAAGCAATGTTGTATTTCTTCAGGTAAAAGTCGTAATCAAATGTCCGCTTGTGCTTCTTGTAATAATACACATAGAAGAATCGCAACGAGCTCAAGATGTTTTCCTGAGTACCTAAACGTTTCTTACTTAGCTTGTTCAATCCATAAATTGTAAGGAACATGGATGGTAGGGTGGTCTCGTCATCAACCATGACATGAGTTCGCTGTCCGTTCCTTGAGATATGTAAGTTGGTGTATGTCATGAACCTAACGAAAGCCCTCAAAATATTTAGTTTAAAATCTATGTTTTGTCACCAAAATAATGTGACTCTTAACTTCCAACCACCTCAAAGCCAGCAAAAATCACCGTCACAGTTCTCCTCCTTATGCATGTACTAAATCCTCCACAGATTGCTTCAACAAAATATACGATAAGTATATAAACCCAAAATTAGCAATCATTGCAAATTTATAGCCCGCCAAATCCCTATATACAGAGTATTATGTGGCACTATAGCTAAATTTTGTGACAGCGTAATGGTTAAATGTGCTAATTGGACGTGAGTTTTTATATGTAACAAGGCGAAAATATTAAATAGACACAGAGATTAGAGTTACATCGTTATTTGCATTGTTTACGCACTCGAACCTAAACAATTTATTCGAAAGAGCGTTGGCTTTAAGCAGAGTTATGCCTTTAGGATTGCAGATAACGTGAGTTTTCGTATTTGCAGTGTATTGGTTGGATGTGGGTGTCCACATATTAAAATTTGGCTTTTGAGGTCAGAACATTCTTAGGGATGCATTATAAAATGTCGAGAAATCACTATACGTGCAGTAAAACTGAATCAGAGCTAAACAAAAACAATACATCGGTGTTGCTCGTGTGCTTTGTTTAATCTATAGCAGCAAAGCAATGTGCTTGCAGAGCTTGTTTTCTGTAGCTCTTGGTAATAAGTACTGAACTTGAAGGGCAAGGCAAACTGACCATTTGCAGCAGTACCTTAAAGTAAGGTGTTAATTACCTATTTTATGGTAAATCAAGAATACTGTTAAATATACAGAATTACATGAACCTAACAAAAACCCAAAACTCCAATGTATGAAGTTATCATAAACCCATCACATAAAGTTGGTAAGGGCTTAGAGAGGCGCTAAGTCGTTGATCTTTGACTCCTCATGAACCTAACTTAAAACCCGACATATTTAACATAACACATATAATGCGCACTGTAATAGTGATTCCTGTGGACTTGCAATCACTAGAGCCAATCCGGCACAAGCCATTGAAATACCTGATAATCCAAGCCCATTAAACTTTTTTGCAATTCCTTCCCATACTGCTTTTATCTGCGGATTATCATTGCGATCAGCGTGACAACCCAACAATGCAATCTCAGGGTCTAAACCTGATTGCTCTGCAAGAAAAATTGCTTGTGTATCAGTCATATAACGCTTTCCTTTGCGGAAATCACTGATTCTTTGCGGCGGCACATTCATATCCGCTGCAATTTGTTTGTCTTGTACGTAACTTTGAGCCTTTTTGTAAGCATCTAATAGTTTGTTCTGATACATACCGCTTCCTCCGTTTCCGTCAGTTTAGCTTATCAATCACCATTTTTGGTGTCTTGCGCTAACCAATTTTGGTGATTACGCTAATAACCAAATTTGGTTATTCAATCAGTATCAGACCGCCTAGCTCTGGGCGTTTGCCCTTGACGCTTTCGCGCTTGGCTTTGGCGGTCGCTCTCTCAACTAGTCAAGGTGGTTGATTATGGAACGCGACAAAACACTTGAACTGTTATGTATGTTAGCTGGGCTACTAGCTATCGCGTTTGTTTTCTATGGACGTGCGAATTTCGATGCTCCAGCGAGCACTTATGCTCAAGTTCGACTCTGGATTGAAAAAGAGCCATCCGCTATTCCAATGCTTAATGGGTTCATGTCTGACGGCAAGCTTACACAAAACGAAGTTGATGAACTTCGTGTTTACGTTGAAGACGCACCAAAACGCGCTCTTATTTCAAAAACGGTTGAGGCTCAATAATGCGTGAACTTGTTATTGATTTGGCATCAGGCAAACAGGAATGGATTGATTTTGTTCCTGTCCATTCTTGGGCTTCATGTGAGCACATTCCTGACAACTTATTCGACCATCGTTTTGAGTACGTCGACCACAGATTCACAACGCCTGAGGATTTCATTCCGTCGGCGGTGAAATCGGCAATGAGTGCGTCAATCTACTCACGCGACCTGTCAGATTTTATTGAGCGCCCTACTTCTAATCCTTGTTTGGAATTGCCGAAATCATTACACCGTAACGGCGACTTTGCTCGACATATGACACGCGCTTACACCGACATTCTGAAAACACGCAACGTTTTGGAAGCGGCTCGCGCGGTTAACGAGGCTCATACTCGTTTGACTGAGCACGGCTACAGCTACGCGATGTCGGATGAGCAAATTACCAATCTAGCTAAGCGCAAATCACGCGACTTTTCTCGTGTGTTAAGTGCAATTCCGCTTGAAGAATCACAAGCACGTTTTGATAAAGCGTGTCAGCTTCTCGATTCATTAGGCTTGGCATTCTCACCTGAGCAAATTCAATACGCAGAAAACAACTGTGAGCTTTTCGCTTTGGTGAACCGTGCTCTTGATGAGCATTGGCTTGTTCGTCAACTGCGCCGTAAATGTGCTTACGAGGTTGAATGTGTTGCGCGTGATTTAGCGCTTGTTCAACGCCGTAAGCAAGTTTACTGCTCGGATTTTTCTCTAAGCCGTCAACGTGATCGCAATACGTCTAACCGTATCGCGCTAGAAAACACGATTGCTTACGATGAGGCTGACCCGTCTAACTACTTCACACTCAGTGAGCTATCCGCTAAGTCGGTTTCTAACGCTGAGATTCGCCGCGCTGAAATGTTCGTTCGTCTGCGTGGCTTTGAGGAAATCGCTCAAGAGTCGAATCACGATGCGGTGTTCTTCACTGTGACGGCTCCGTCTCGTTTTCACTCTGTTTCTAAAGGCGACATCAACCCGAAATGGCTTGAGGCTGGCAAGCCTGACGCGAAAGCGGCTCACGCTTACCTTATGGGCGTTTGGGCAAATCTTCGTAAGTCGATTGATAAAAGCAAAATCAAGGTTTACGGGATGCGTATTGTTGAGCCTCACCAAGACGGTACGCCACATCACCACTTGTTGCTTTTCATGGAAAAATCCGCACGCAAATTTGTGACGTCTGAGTTTCGTCGTCTCGCTATGGCTGACTCGCCAAACGAAAAAGGCGCAAAGAAAGCCCGTTTCAAAGCGGAAGTTATCGACTGGTCGCAAGGTTCAGCCGTTGGCTATGTCGCTAAATACCTGAGCAAAAACATCGACGGTCAGCACATTGATTCAGACAAAGGCTCGTCTTTGTCTGGCTCAGATGCAGCAGAACGTGTCGTGACTTGGGCGCGTGTGAATCAAATTCGACAATTTCAATTTATTGGTGGTCCATCTGTCACGGTATGGCGTGAGCTTCGTCGTCTTCGTGATGAATTCAAAGAGGACGATGCTTTGTTTACAGATTTATCTCAAGACGAACACTTTCTATTAGAAAAGGTTCGCCGCTCTGCTGATGAGGGCGACTGGAAAGCGTTTTGTTACGCAATGGGCGGTGTGTTCGTTAAGCGCAAAGACCAGCCAGTAAAAGCGGAATATTCCGTTTCAACCTCTATCGAAAAACTGATTGCTTCGGGCGGTGAATACTCATCGACTCGTTACGGCGATATGGCTCAAGCGCGTTTGAATGGCTTGATGTTCCATAAGATTTTTATCGCGACTCGCTTCCGTACTTGGAAGACCGAGAACAAGCAACAATTCATCCGTGCTCAACAAGGCATCATGTCCAACGTGGTCGATTACTTCGACGCGCTAGAACGTGAAAAAGAATACGAGCGTATGTATGACGACCTTTACGAGCAATACGAAAAGCACCTAGCGCTCTATGACGAAATGGAAGCGCTGTTGCTCACCGACCCTCAGGAAATTAATGCGTCGTGTTGGGTGGGCGCAGCCCCGCCCGACATGATGCATTAATTTCCCTTGGACTTGTGTCAATAACTGTCATTTCAATTTTCAACTAACCAACAACGTAAAAATAAGGGCAAAACACTATGAGAATGGAAGGTTTAATTCTAGATGCTTCGGACATCGTTCAAGAAACCAAAACAGACCGTAACGGCGAACAAAAGCAAAACGGCAAGCTGCGTCTCATCACGACCAACCCAACGGACACTATTGAAGTACGTGTCTCTCCTGAGCTTTGGGAAAACGGCAAGGCTGGCGAACTGCTCAAGCGCTGTGTGGGTAATCGCATGATGTTTGATGTGGAACACAAGAAATTCAGCTTTGGTAACGATGAGGGTAAACACGTCTCTATCGACGGTTTCCACCTCTACGCCCTACCTCAATTAAACGAAAAGTAAGGGCTAAATCATGACCGAGACGCAATTTGCAGAGCTAATGGCTCGACTCGATAACTTTCAGTTGATGGTGTTCTTAGGCATTTGCTTCTTGCTAGTTGCGCTCGGTTGGATGGTCGGAGGGCAAAGATAAATGCTGTCATCAGAGTTCATGCTCGGCTGTTTCGCTACAGCCTTTATCCTTGGCTTCTCGATTGGCTTCCACATTCTCGGATTCAAGAAAGCGGCTGAGGTTTCAACTTCTTCATAAACCATAACATAGGAAATAAGACTATGGAAAAGCAAAGCAAAGTACGCGCAGCAATGGCTAAGGCTGGCGCAGTAGTAACAGCAAAACGTGCGGCATTTGGTGGTGCACTTCTCATGGCAGCATCTTCTGCCAATGCAGCACTTCCAGAAGTGGCAACACAAGCCTTTAGCACGCTGGCAAGTTACGTCACTGAAATGCTCACCTCGACATGGGGCATCGCCGTTCCAATGACGGTCGGCTTCATCGGCATCAAGCTATTCAAGAAAGGTGCAAACAAAGCAACGTAATTCTAACGACTGCTTTATACACCCATTGGTCAACGCCTCCGAATGGGGGCGTTTTTTATGAGGAAAATAAATGAGTATTAAACAAAGCATTGCGTCACTGGTTATTTTGCTGAGTGTTTCGTTTAATGCTTTTGCTTCTGATTATTTGAAAATTACCCAAATTGGCAACAACTCACATGTAGTTACTGGTTGTACTGGTATTTCTGTTGGGTCTGTAGTTGCTCTTGGCTTTCGCTCTTTGGGTAATAGTTACAATGGTGGCACTTGTACTGAAATTGCGGTTAGTGCAAGTGCAGTCCGTGTTTCTTGGAAATATGGTAGTAAAACCCATGATGGTTATATGTACGGCTCCTTGGTTTCATCTTGTCCTGATGGTGAACAACTAAACCCTGATACTGGCAAGTGTGAAGAACCTCCAGTTCCTTTCTGTGAGAGGCCTGACACTATAAATCAAATGAATCAGTTTAAAGATGCTTGTTTCGACAAGGGTTGGAACCCTGTGGTGTCTTGTACTGATTCAACTGAATCTTTAGAGATGTCATGTAACCCACCTCCAGAGCCTGAAGAGTGCACCCCTGATTCATCTGATTGGCCTGCATGTAAAGACCCAGAGCCTGAGGAATGTACACCTGATTCGCCGGACTGGGACCCTAGGTACGGTACGTGCTGTAGACCAGAAAACAACTGGTGTGACACACCTGAGCCCGAATCTTGTGTTATTGGTGGTCCTAATTGGCCAGCGTGTGCCACTGATACCGATATCGACCCCCCAACGGGCGGTGATTTGGGCGACCCTGACAAACCAAGTGGTGGCGGTACTGGTAATCCTGACCCAGATAAACCTGAGCCTGATGTCGATAATACGAGTGATACCCTCGCCGCTATTAAATCCATGAATAGTGATTTGAATGCGCAGTTAACTGGCATCAATAACGATATGAACAAGAATCAGGCGGAAACTAAGTCCGCTCTTGATGCGCTCAAGGCGTCGGTTGATTTGAATACCGATACCGTTGTCGATAATGCAAACCATGTAGCAAATGCCATTCAAGGTCAGTCCGATATGCTGTCTGATATTGGCAATAATACAAACCGCTTGCTGACTTCGGCAAACAACCAGTTAAGTAATGGTTTTGGTCAGCTGTCTAGCGACCTTGGAGATTTGCAGGAAACCAACCAACAAGGTTTTGATGACCTTTTGAACAAGCTAGACGATTTAAAACCATGCGACCCTACTCCTGAGAATAGATTCTGTGAAAGCCCTCATGGATTGGATAGTAACTTTGTTGGTGATGCACTAACTCAAGCGGATTCGATTGTTTCTGGTGCTTTAGGCTCTTATGAATCGACGGTTGTTGGTGCGGCAAATGATTTGCTTGAAAAGAATATTACGGCTGAATCTGAGGCGCATATTACTGCGGTTTCTGATTCATTCCTTAACTTGCTTCCACAACCTAGCGAATGTATGCGGCTTTCTTTGCCAACACTCAATGGTGGGAACGTTTCAATCTCTTGTGAGTTCTCTCATAAGTTAAAAATGATCCTCTCCATTCTGATTTACATCTACACGATTAAGACGCTTGTTGAAATCCTGCTGACTGAGGTCACGCCTGTACCAAGTAACAAGCCAGGTTCGGGGAGATATTACTAATGATTCAGCTATTACCTATTGTTTCAGGCATTAGTGCGGCGTTGCGTTTACCTGCTTTGGTCGCGTTTATAGCACAAATAGCGACGACTCTGTTTGGTTGGTTCTTTATCGCCAAGGCGCGCAACGTCACGATTAACTTGGTGATTATTACCTTATTGATTGGGCTTACACTCGCGCTCACTCTTGCCATTTATACGCTTGCCACTGGGCTTTCTTACGTCACGCCTCCGTTTTGGTCACAAGCGGCGGGCATGTTTATCCCAAATAACGCAATTCCTTGCGTGAGTGCGATTTACTCGGCGCGTCTGCTGCGTTGGGTGTGGGAGTGGAAGTTCTACGCGATTGTGAGGGCGGCGTAATGGCATCGGTCTACTTTGTCACGGGTAAGCTCGGCTCAGGCAAAACGCTAACAGCAGTCGGTAAGATTCGCGAGGCGTTTATGCGCGGTGTGCCTGTAGCGACAAACCTCGATATCAACTTGAAAGAAATGCTTGGACGCAACAAGCGCAATACTCGCCTTTATCGTCTGCCGGACAAGCCTCAAGTGGAAGATTTGATGGTGATTGGTTCGGCAAACAAAAGCTATGACACCAAAAAAGACGGCTTGATTGTGCTCGATGAGTGCGGAACGTGGTTTAACTCGCGCACGTGGAACGATAAGAATCGACAAAAGTTAATTGATCACCTTTTGCATATTCGAAAGCTTGGATGGGATGTCATTTTCATTGTTCAAGACATTTCGATTGTTGATAAGCAAGCGCGTCTCGCACTGGCTGAACACACCGTATTTTGTCGTCGTTTAGACCGTCTTCAAGTCCCTATCATCTCGACTGCGGTATCTGTTCTGACGCTCGGTCAACTCAAGTTGAAAATGCCTAAGCTGCACGTTGGCATTGTGAAGTATGGTGACAACGCGAACTCACTCACCGTCGACAAATGGATGCTTTGGGGTACGGACTTATACAGCTCTTACGACACTAAGCAGATGTTTAGAAACAACTATGAGGACGGCGTTTATTCAGTATTGCCGCCCTACTATACCCACGGACGTTACACTGTCCCGTATACGTTGAGAAATATCATGCGCATTACGAAAATCTATCTCCGTAAATACTCTCGATTCAGTGTGTTTGCGGCAGGTGTTGCCGTCTCGTTTGCGGTGTTCACCTTAGTTGGCACACCGAACATATCGACGGAACCCGAAACGGCTAAAGCCTCGGAGCCTCGCGAGTCATTGAGTGACTTGCTCGACGGCTATCGAATCGAATCGTCAATGAATCCCCCAAACGTAGCCCCATCTTTTGTGCTCGTTAAGGACGATGTGCGTCTGTCGTCGTCGCAACTATACGCAAAGGGCTTTACGGCTCAATCTAACGGCTCTTGCTCCATTACGGTTAGCGGCAACGGTCAATCATTCAAAGTTATGTGCTAGGGAATAAGGTGCGCTTT